CTATTTACACAGTCTAATTGCGCCCGTTACATTTAGTACATAGCAAGCGAAGCGGCGCCACCCTTGTAAAGAGCAGTGGTCTCGCCGACACATGTTACAGATACACGGGACGCGCGACCAAAAACCGTATAGTTGGTTTCGCTCGAGCTCTCCAGCTTTGGTAAAGACATCGTAAGACGAATATTATCGAAACGATTGAGAGGGACAGACGAACCCGAGAAAGCCTGAGAAGCTAATGGGACTACATAAGTTCTGTATATACCAGTTACATGCTCTTGTTTGGGGGCGTCTTTGGCGGGGGTGCCGAAATAAGGCTGCGTGTTGCAGTATAGACCTAACATGTCAGAAACTGAAGCAGTTAGAAGAGAGCCCTTGAGAGTTCCAGAGAAAGAAGACGAGTTGAGTTTTAACTCTATTTCATCTACGCAGTTAGTCATCGAACTGGTTTTCGCGGGGACGACGAAGCCGGAGATCGTGCCGGCGATCTCCGGGGTCCCGAATACAGTGATTATAATATGCGAAGCTAAGAGCGAAAAGTGATCGAGGTCGATAGTGAACGATTCAAGTGGATGATCACTGAGTGAGTGAGTAACATTTTGCGACATCTTAACACGCTTTGGAAGACCCTGGGGCATCGCCTTCATCTGCTCGCGCTCCTCGTTGCACATAATAATGTGCTTTCCGAATAATCTGAGATCTAACTTGGGCGGTGGCGCAAGGGCACTTTCGCCAGTTATGCTGAGAAAAACGTTCTTCCCAACGTAGTCCTTATTTTCAAGGTATACCTTAACCTTTACAGTTTGATGAGGTGCCGCCGCGACTAGATAAGCGTTTTCTACAACATTGGTAAACTTGGACATGGTTGGACCCACTTGACGTGAGATGGTAGGAATGCGAACTACACCCGACACGCCGCCAGAGGTCGATGGGACATTATTGTCCACACCCCATGCAAGAGTATTCTTCTTACCAGTACCTTCGTAACCACCGTAAATGGAGCGATGATAGGCTCCGTAAACACCTTCAGGCATTTCAGTCATATTTAAAGCCATGATGTCCTCCTTCTCAAGTGTGTGCCAAATCTGAGTACCTACGTGAAACTCGACACGTTTGATAATTGCAGCAAGCGAACCTGCTAATTTAAATTCGGCGCCGGTGGTTTGGCTCGCATCAATAAGCAAGAACATTTCACCGATAGCGTCAATGTCGTTATTAATCGTAAAAATCTGATTACCACCTAGCGTAGTGGTGCCACCGTTACCACTGGTAGGAATATCAATGAAGGCGGCACCATGCAGTAGCTGACGAGTAGTATCGTTCTTGTTCCAGAAGACCGACATTACGTCACCTTCCTGATCCTGAATCTTGTTAGTAACGGCGAGACCCTGGGTACCACTTCCGTTATAAGCAGCATGAGCGGCTACAGCTCCAGACATATTGTATTTATTTAAATATATAAAAGAAAATAATTTTAAATTTAATACGTAATAAAATTAAAATTAGTTCATTGTAATGTATTTATTTCATTTACACATTCTATTTACATAAACGACATGGAACCGCCAACTACGGTCTGTACCTTTGTACCACATGCCGTTACCGTGATTATGGCATTCTGAGTGTAAGTCGCATCGGATAATGGATTAGGAGTGACACCGGGCGTTTTAAATATATGTTTATTGAGTTTGATTAGTAATTTCTTATTATTACACTTCGAGAAAGGAATTCCAGATGTATCGAACGCTTTTTCTGCTAAAGTGACAATATAATGTGCCGAGTTTTTATCGCTATTTAATAGAGTGAAATTTTCGCACCCACCAATCTTAGCAGATGCACCCTTGATAAATCCAGTTCTGTCGCTCCCTATTACAAGTTCCATAGATTCTATGGCATTTGGCATGTAACCAAAAAGATTATCAGGGGGGTCGGAGGTGGGGACATTGAATGTTTGACTGTCGATAACAGAGAATGGTGTAGACAATTGATTTTCTTTCGTAACAGATACGAGGTTGGTATTATGCGGGGAGATGCCGCTCACGTACTTCACATTAAGTTTTTCATTACGTACATGAGGCAGTCTTATACCAATTAGTAAATGACTTACGTTAAGAGAGACATTTTCTAAATCTACTTCTACATCAGTAACACCTTCAGTAGAGGTAATTACGCCGATGATTCTGGTTATATCTTTTGTAACATTAGTCGATGTGTTTAAGACCTTGTGAATTATATTTTTCGATATAAAATTCTTCTCAGTTTCCGAAATTATATGTGTTTTTACTGTAATGAAGCTTTTAAAATAAGACGTGTCCAAAAATTCTCCTGAGGTGCCTAAAGAAGTTGGCGCCGCCGCATCTCCCGCAGAAAGAATTTGATAGTGTGAGCCGCCCAGTGTAGTGTTCGAGGTGTAAATATTGTTATAATAAACCTTTGCGGTAACCGCGTTTGTTAATGCCCCGGCTTGTAACAAAGAACGAGACATATCTTTGCTTCTGCCAATAAAAGGAATAGAACAGGCCGCCTGAATAACTAAGTCCGCAGTGGTGTCTGTACCGTGGTGTTTCCATACATTGTTTTCAACTAATGGTCGCTGGGCGACGGCGGTCGCAGGGGCTTTAATAGCATTTTCAAAAGGAGCACTGAATGTAAAGGGTTGGCCAAGTTCAGTTAAATTTCTAATGTAAATGTCGTCGGCTGTTAATGTTTGCGCTGTTAAACTACCCAATTTAATTTCGACTTTATCGATTAGTCCTAGTATAATATCCTTGGATACATTAGCATTCCAGTCACCTGGCAGCAATGAGCAAGCGCCCGTTGCCTGCGCGCCGGACGCGGCGCTGGTTAAAGCCACTGCCGAGCCCTCGGCATAACCACTACCGGGATTAGTAACATTAATACCCGTCACGCCGTCACTCACCACGACTGTACCAGTACCTCCAGTACCACCGCCGACCTGTGTGAATTCCACTGTTTCACCCGATGTATAACCACTGCCTGACCCAGTAACAGTAATAGAGGCCACGCCGGTACTTGGAGTTTGTCTTTTAAGTTTGAACTCAATGTTAAGTGTTATATCAGAGATAGCATCGGTATCAGAATTGATGTTGAAAGTATCCACAGATTTTGTTGTAGGAAAAGTTCTTAAAGAACCTGGGATAACCGTTTCACCGGAACCGGAAATGTACATTTTTTGACACTTGGAAATAAACGAAGATTTTACTTCCTCATCACCGCTGTACTCATTTGTTCTACATAAAGATTGTGATCCAGAAGAGTCAAAAGTTTTAACGGCGACGTTACTAATGCCCATTATTTATTATTATATAAAATATATTTTAATTATTTAAATTAAAACATAAATTTCGTTTTCATTTACATTTTAAAATAATACAATTAACTAAATGGCAAATTTTGAGTGCTCCGTAAAAGATTTAATGCCTCAGACACATACACAGACACAGAATGTAATCTCAGCAGATACCATAAACGTAGAACACGCTAAAACGGCAGACGAACCAGTTCCTGCTGAAATTCCTCAGGACGTTAAATTATCAGTATATCAAAGATTATACACCGATAAAAATATCAAAATGGCGATATTTATAACGCTTGTTTATCTAGTTTTAAACTCGGAACAAATGTATGCATTTTTATCTAACAGTGTACCCTTACTATTTGTAGATGGTTTACCGGGGTTTCTAGGGAAGGCGGCAATTGGTGTCATTTTAAGCCTTATTATTGTAATGTTTACTTCTTTTTTCTCGATGTAGTACTTTTTCCCGGGCCGACTAGGTCTTTTTTATTGGATAAATTATCACTTATTTTGTCCATCATCAAAGACACTATATTTACACTTTTATCTGAAATATTTTCATCTTGTTTGATACCCCATTTTAACGAAGTTTTAAGGTCTTGTGTTACTGGAATGCGCTTACTTTCAAATTTTTTACAATTAATAACTGTACCGTGCGTGTCAGGTTCTCCGTCGTTTTCCGACATACACATCTGACAAATTCCAGCAGGTGTTAATTTGAAATAAATGTGATTATTTGTATGATACCCACATTTATTCTGACAATACTTTGATTTTGTATTAATAAGATACAATGTGTCGTACATATTCGATTTCAAAATTCCACGAATATCTTCTATGCGGTATCCTTCGACATGATTCTTGAAAAATTTTAAAATACTATTCTTATGAGAATTTTCATTCGAAAGTAAACTAAAG